TCACACCAGAATTTTTAAGTGTACTTGGTGAAATAATCTGTGCGGAAGTAATGTTAGTGCTTGTAGTAGTTGTAGTTGTAGATGTGGAAGTTCTTTTTTTCTTTTTCAGGTTATTATATTCTTTTATAATCATATCTCGGAGACGATCGCCTCCACTACTCAAATCCTTACTTAAGTCAACATTTGGCTCGTTCTCATCTAATTTATCCAAGTCCCACCTTTGAGGTTTTCCTGGAAGATGTCCCCTTCGTGTTGCATATCTTTCCCATTCACCATGTGTTCTCACATTATTTCTAATGTTTGCCTCACTCCATCCCCAATCAACAGCAAGTTTTGCTGCTTCCAGTACCATTTTTTGTATTTGGATGTCTTTAACTGGATAACTACCGAAATTGTTTTCGGTTGCTCCTGCCATTGCAGCAACACTTAAACCTACAGAATTATCATTTCCTCCTCCAGTATGAGTGTACTTATCTTTATCATATGGAGTATGACGAACAACCTCCCCATTCCCCAATACTATTGAGTGATATGCACTAGCAGCATCATTATAACCACCTGCACTCCAATGTAAAAATATTTTTCTACCAGACTTACCCTTTCCCGGAGTATATGGGATACTACTTTGTGGTCCACCTCCAGATCCTGAAGAGTGATCATTTCGTCTATTACTATCCTCCGGAAACTGTGAGTCTTCTTCAGTAGACCCAGAAGTAGGAATATTTCTTGCAGATCTTGTTGCTTCATATCTTTGCCTTTCTTCTGGGGTAAATTGTTTGGGAGTAAAAATACCAGTTCTTTGACTTATCTCACCTTCAACCCCACCTTTCTTTGCAAGAGTTGTTTTCCCCCCCATCAATTTATCTACTTTAGCAATAAGACGATCGAGTCCATCATATGCTTTTTCTACTTCTTTAAGTGCTCCTCCGATTAATTTTCCATCATCACTAAATTTTGCAATATTATCAAATGCACCTTCCTTTCCAGATGGTCCAGTAAAAGAACCAAATAACCCAACAATACCATCTTTTATATTAGATAAAATTCCAACAACAGAATTTATCGTTTCTTTATGTTTTTCTTTAAATTCTTCCACTTTCTTTATAATACCAGGAAGAGCATTTACTAAAAATCCTCCTAATAATAATATACCAAAATTAAAAATCTTATCAAAAATACTCATAGGAGTTTTGGCAACCTCTGCAACTCCAGTTAGAGGTGATTTAAATGAATTTTTTTCTATCTTTTTTTCTTTATTTAATTTTTTAGTCGATTCTTTTTGCTCATACTCCAATCTTTTATTTTTCTCTCTCAACTTAATATAATCTTTATCAGATTTCTTAAGAAAACTATTGATATTCGTTACATTAATTTTAAGTTGCTTTACTTGATTTTCCATATCTTATACATATATCCCATAAATTCCTGGTGTTTCATTTCTCATAGAATCTAACATGTTTCTGGAAGATATTGTTGGAACTGAAGGAGCAGGAGAAGGAGAAGATGTAGAACCTTCTCCACCCATCGGTACTGTAATCGGAGGAAGATCCATTGTTTGAATATTTACTTTTCTATTTCTTTTAGGATTGTTAGAAATCATATTATATATTTTTTCAGTTCTCATATTATTGACAATAGAACCATCAATATTTGGAGAGAATAATTCTGGACCTTTTTCACCTACGAGATATGCCCTTCCTGCCATTACAGGACCACCCATTGCTCTTGGTTCTATGTTGGCATATTGTGGAAGAATAGTTTTAAGAATCTTATCATTATATTGTTTTCTAACTTTATCTCTTTCAAGTTGCCTCAAATTTGAAGTTTGGTTCAACCCATCTTTTGCACTACCTGTCCACCCTCGTGATTCTATTTTAGATGCTGCTTTTTCCATATCAGTCTCCATTTGAGACTTCAAATTTTTTAATTGTTCTCTTTTTTCTATAACATCATCAACAATTGCTTGTTGTTCTGGAGTCAAGTCATAAGTCCTTGTCAGTCCATCTCCTGTATCGGCAGATGCTCGACCCATTAGATCAATTTTAAGACCAGCATCGGCTAACCTCGCATCCAAAACATCATGTGCCTTATTAAAAGATTGTCCCCCAGTAACTCCTCCACGAACAGACTTGTAAAGAGCTTCTCCTGCTTTAAATGCAAGAATACCAACACCAACAGCTAAAAGTGCTTTCCAAAATAATGGATTCATGAATAATGTTTTAAGAAGAACAAATGATGCTTTTAGAACTCCAAGTCCTCCAAGAAGAGTTGCACCTATCTTTAAAGCAGCAAAGGTTGCCAATATTTTTGCAAATAATTTCCAATTTTGTGTCAATATATTGAAAAACTTTTGTAGTTTTTTCTGATTTTCTTCTTTAGATAACCAACCAAATACTGCATTAGTTAAAAATCCTGCAGCAAGAAATCCAAGAAATGCTAATATTTTATCAAAAAATCCTTTAACTGGTGATAATATTTTTGACGTTGTTTTGACTAATGCACTTCCTATTCTTTTTGCACTTTCTAAAGCACCTTCTTCCATTCCAAATCTTTTTTTGGATTTCTCTTTCTTTATAGTTTGTTGCTTTTGTTTCTCTTCATTTGCAAGATTGCTAAAATGCTGTTCAAGTTGTTTTTGTATATCTACTAAAATTTTATTTGTTTCTAAAAGAGTGCTATTAAAATTATTTTTATTTTCCTTTTTTGTTTCTTTATCTTCAGGTTCTTTTTTTAATTTTTCTTCTACGTCATTAACCTTTTTCTCTAATGCACCAACACGAATAACTGCCTTTCTAACGTGACCAGCAAGTTTACTGACGGTTCCATGAATATTTTTTATAGAACTGGCAGATCCTCCCTCATTTCCAAAAAAAGCAGAAGAAATATTTGTTTTATTTAATTTGGGAGTTTTTACTTCTGTGTTAGATTCCATTCTGCTGTTGTGCTTTTAGATTTTCTTCCTCAATATATTGTTGGAGTAAAGCAAGATAAATCTCTCTCTCCCACGGAATCATATTTTCTAACTCTGTTAATGAATATTTATGATGCTGCATCATAGCAAAATTAATCTTATAGTATGACTCAAGATTAGTATGAGCCATACCTAACTGAAAAAACTTGCCAGACCCTCAAGTACAACTTCAGATTCAACTCCTGTATTAGGATTCTTTACAGTAATTAAATGAGATAATTTTGGCATCGTTGTAAAGAAATTTTCAATCTCTTTAAACTGCTTACTGTTTAGTTGATCGACAAATTGCTGCAATTCTTTTTTTGAACAATCAGAAGCATTCCAACTCTCTTCTTCATCATATACCATCTCAATACAAGATGTAATCATATCAAGTGATTTACTTACGTCACTCGAATTTCCACTTACCTCAAAATTATTATCAATAAACTGATCAAAAGAAGGATACTTTAACTTCATCGAATAAGTATCATCCAACTTAATAATATTTTTATGATCCTTATTCTTTTTAACTTTAATTGAATCAATGTCAATTGACATCTCTACAGTCGTCTCACCATCATCAGGACAAGTAATATTGACTTCTACACTTTCTCCTACAGACTTTGAACGTACATTAAGAAAAAGATATTCAATATCAAAAGTTGCAAGAGTTTGAACCTTAACTCCTCTTGTTAGAATACAATCATTCAGAATCTGAACGATTCCATTAGAAATCTGCTTCATATCTTCAGATTCTAATGCCATCAATAATACTTTTTCCTCTTTTACTAGAAATGGACGATACTTAATTTTTTTTCCAGTAGAAGGCAATTCCAACTCATAAGTTGGTGTATTAATCTTAGGTAAAGGCATTTTAAAAAATACAATTCAGGTTTAGTTATTTATTATGTAAATGGAATTTTTGATTCTCCAGGTAAAATAAGTTTATCCGGTAGAAAGATATCTACATCAGTTCTAAACTCTTCACCAGCAGAGAGTGGAGTTTCATTAGGACTTGGTTTTGAGTTATTACCTTTATAATTCATAATATATCGATCATAATTAAATGTCACATTCACTTTAAGTAAATCTGCAGGTCCATAAGAAACTGGAATGGATGTCATCGTTTTTGGAAATACATTCTTAAACTGATAATATATCTTTCTCTTTGTTTTATTGTAACTTTTTTCAAATTTGGTAATATACATTGTTTCTATTTTATATCCTTTTTCCCCTTCAGGAAATCTAAATCTTCTATAGTAACTTAAATCATCTTCTTTAGTTTCACTTCCACTTGAAATATAATCTATCCATCCCTCAAAAAGTATTATATTTTCATAACAATCATCAACATAAAAAGTAAAATCAATATCAGTATATAATCTCGTATGAGCAAACTCTTGCGGTATTCCTATAAAATCACCTTTTGTTTCTGCAGTTGCAAATCCACTTGTTGGAAGAGATGCATCAGAACAAAGAAGTCCAGCCTTACGAGATGTAAACTCTTTTAAGTCAGTTCCAAATCTTGTTTTAATGTGATTTAATATAGGAGTTTTTAGAGAAGAAAAACTCACTTCATAGTGATTTGATTGTGATATCTTACCAAAAATATCCTTTGCATCTCTTACCAAATTATTTCTAATTGATGGTACTGCCATCTATAAATACCTATACGACTACTTTATTATTAGTTATTTAGATGTCATATAAGGGATATTACAAACCATCTTATCCTAGAAAGTATAAAGGTGATCCAAACAATATCATTTATCGTTCCTTATGGGAGCGTAAATTTATGAGATATTGTGATATGAATGAAAATATTTTAGAATGGGGAAGTGAAATAAACACCATCCCCTATCGTTCTCCAGTTGATAATCGATACCACAGATACTTCCCTGATTTTTATATCAAGGTCAAAGAGAATAATGGTAAGATTAAAAAAATGATTATTGAGATTAAACCATATAAGCAGTGTATTGAACCCAAAGTCCAAAAGAGAAAGACAAAGGGTTATATCTATGAAGTTGTTGAGTATGCCAAAAATCAGGCAAAATGGAATGCTGCCAAAGAATGGTGTTTAGATCGTGGTTATGAGTTTAAAGTTCTTACAGAAAACGAACTCGGTATTAAGTAATGCCAAGAAAAACACTCAAACAAAGAAAAAATCCAACAGACGATCAAGAAAATCGTGTGCGTGGTGTTGTTCGTGGTTTGATTGGAACAGAAGATGCTGATGATATTATGACAGAACTCATCAGTGTTCTAAATGAAGGTGGGAAGAGTGCATCTGTCGGAAAATATTACACCTTCTTTTATGATGCTAAAACAACAGGAAGAGCATATGACCAACATCCTCTTGTGGGTGTGACTGAAGTCTTCTCTTGGGGTTTTCGTGGTATCAACTTTCACTGGAGAGATAGAAGACAATATACCTATGACCAGATTATCGGAGGACTTTATGAAATCTATCCGGAAGAGATATCTGATGTCATAGAACTCAATTTTACTAAAGTCCGTTCTAAATAACTAAAAAGAGAGAAGTATAAATGTCTCAGGAAAGACTTCGTAATTCTTATACTGTTAATGGAATTACCTATGAAGCAACATATGGAAGAGCAATAAATCCAGAAACAGGAAATTATTTAACAGATGAAGAATTTGAAAGACCTGCCGAATCAATACAATACAAGACTGGAAAAGGAAGATTTAAACCAAGAAATACAAAAAAGCCAAATGCTAAAAACAAACAAATATTAAGATATCCTCTTGCAGTATTGAATGAATCGACTGATTATTTACATATAAAAGTGCTTGAATATGACCCAATAGGAGGAGGACTTGTAAGTAATCCAACAAGAAGGCAAAATAACAAAAGTGGCAAAAGTATACTGCAAGATGTAATTTTACCTATGCCATCAAATGTTCAAGATGGCAATACAGTATCATATTCAGACTCAAATATGAATACGATTACTGCATCTGCACTTAAAAATATTCAAAATTTTATGGAAGCAGGAGACTCTCTTACTGATAATTTTACTGAGGCGATGGCAAGAGCTGGAAATGCAGTAAAAGAGGGTGTAAAAGAGGCTGCTGCTTCTGCGGGAGGAGTTGCAGGACTACAATCTTTATTATCAAAATATTTTGCATCACAGGCAATTGGAGTTTTTGGTGGAAATGTATCTATAGATCAAATACTTGCAAGAGAAGATGGGATAATATTTAATCCAAACATGGAACTTTTATTTAATGGTCCAACATTGCGTGGATTTGGGTTTTCCTTTAAATTTACCCCTAGAACAAAAGATGAAGCAGAAGAAGTTAAAACTATTATAAGAGTGTTTAAACAATATATGGCACCAAAGACAACAACAAGTGGTGCTGCTTCTGCTACTAGTGTTACTTATTTGGGTACACCAAGTGTTTTTGAATTGTCTTATAGAAAAGGATCTGGAGAACATCCATACTTAAATAAATTTAAGCAGTGTTTTTTAGAAAATATGTCAGTGAATTATACTGGAGAAGGTACTTATGCTACTTATGAAGATGGTGAACCAATATCAATGATAATGACATTGCAATTCAAAGAAATTCAACCAATTTATGATGTTGATTATGATGAAACAGATACCACAGTAGGATACTAAAAATGGGATACTTCAGAGAACTACCAGATGTAGAATATCAGTCATTTTTGTCTGATGCGATTTCATCTAAAGATTATCTAACAGTCAAAAATTTATTCAGAAGAAATAAGTTGCGTGATGACTTACAGAATGTCTTCACACTCTTCAATAAATATCAAATCCCCGAAAATGCAAGACCTGATGTTGTTGCAGAAGAATTTTATGGAAGTGCAGAACTTGATTGGGTTGTCCTAATGACTGCCGGTATTATCAATGTCAGAGATGAATGGCCCCTCTCAAACTATCACTTATATCGTTATGTGGAAAATAAGTATGGTGTTGAAAACTTATCAAACATTCATCATTATGAAACAATAGAAGTTAAAGATTCAAAAGGTAGATT